TTATTTTTTAATGTACTCGTACCACCAGTTTCTTTCATCCATCCAAGCTGTAATCTTATCAAGCTCGCCATTAGGTAGTACTTCAGTTTGTAAGTAAGCTAAACCAGTTAATGGATCAGATACAACCTTCCCTTTTGTTCCACGCTCATTCATAGCATTTACGACTTCCTGAACCAGTGAAATACCAAATCCACCAGATTTAACGTATTGATAGCCACCATTAGCAACAAATTGTTCTGTTTGTTCCTCTCCTGTAAACCAAGATAACGGTTTACTGCCAGTCAATTGGTTCAAATCACACTTACCGATACCAGGTACATTACCTGTCTCGGTGTATTGCCAAATATCGCATGGATAAGCTGGTCTATTCCCACCATATCGGGGAATCCATACAAAATCAGCGTTTACTTTATCCGCCTGGAAATCTTTATATGTATGATGACCAACATATAGACCAACCTTTTTAGCACCTAACTGGCGTAATTCATCAATAAAAGCCAACGTTCCAGCTAACATATTCCCCATTGTTTTCACTTCCACATCAGCTACCCAGAACAATGCATCTTTATCTCCACGATTCCAAAAGTCACGAGCTTCTACACGTGCATCATTTTCAGAAACGAATCGACAAAATGCATAGTTACCAAAAGAAACACCACGTTTTTTCATTTCACCCACATAACTTGGATACATATGATCAACTACGTTAGAACCATCTTGTACCCTAGCAATTACTAAGTCTAATTGCAGCGCTGCTACATCCCAGTCAATATTACCATTCCATTTTGAAATATCAACGATATACCCCATTATTGAACATCTCCTTCAAATAGTTTTTGTTTGATTTCTGTTACATCTTTAGAGATAGATCCAAAAGCCTTTGCTTGCTCTTCTATTACTTGTTGGTTTCTATCAATTACTTGTTGATACTTTTCTTCACGTTGCTCATTCTTTTTTTGTGTAGTAAATAGCATCCACACAAATAACGCTGCAAATGCACCTTGTTGAATGACTGAGTTGAAAATTGCATCTTCCACTGTTCTCATCTCCTTTTTTGACAATAAAAAAAGACCAGCTAATGCTGCTCCTGCTCTGTTTGCGTATTATTTTCATTAGTTGGTTTTGGTGGTTCTTGTGGTGGATAAGAACTCGTAAGCGATGTATAACACTCCATACAAATGTGCTTTTTCGCAAATCCCATATCTAGTTCATATAGACGTGCTCCACGTTTACAGATTTCGCATCTTGTTGCGATTCTAAAGCTTATAGTTCCATCAAGTTCCCTCCATACCTCGACTTTGTTCATGCCATTTGAAAGCCCTGCATTATTTAATACATTGATGGGGATGTTTACAAAAATTCCAGTTCCAGATCTTTCCAGCTCTACTAAATATCCCATAAACGGTGTTACATCCCCAGGTTGTGGAGGTGCAACAGATGAATTTTGATTCTGATTCATATACTATTACTCCTTTCTTCTTTATCCTAAACTATTAAAGTGCCATCCATTTGAGTTACAGACATAGAATCCTAACCCTCGGTTTCCTTCTACAAAACGAATATGTCCCCATTGTTGGAATCCACCGCCGCCTAAATTAATTCCTTGCATCGCCCTTATATTAGAAAAAACTTTTACATCCTTTTCTGTACTTATATCAAACGTTTGTCCGTCTGCTGCTGGTTTTATATTATTATTCACACCACCTACAGCAAGTGCGTTAAACGGCTGAATACCATCCGCTCTTTCTGCTGCAGCACGATCCCAATTATACATAGATGCATATTTGCCACTATATAGCGTTACACCACTTACACAAATCGCAGTCCCTTGTCTCATGTCAGCACTTCCAGAACAAACTTTAATAATCAATGCGTGTTGTTGCGGAATATAGTTTTTCGGGACTTTGAAGGTAAATGAATATCTTCTGATTTCTCCATAAAATGTAGACGGCTCAGGAAAGTCCATTTTTTGTTCATTCCATATATCGTAACTTACATTGTCTCGGAATTTAACACAACATACATGTAAGCGTGGTTTCCCTGTTTTACGTACACCATTTATCATAGATGCTCTAAAGTGAGCAGATACTGTGTATTCATTTCCAGGATGTATGCCATTATTCACGATCGCTTCTGGATAGTTATACATGTCTACCCTTGTAGCATTCACCATTTGCTCGTAATCGAATATATGTGTATTCTTTTCTATTACGACATTTCCCCATGACCTCCAAGTAAGACCGTATCCACCTTCAAACCCATAATAATCGTTATGTCCAATGTTTTTCTTTATAACACTAGAAAAGTCGGGATCTGCTATTAGGTTTCGTCTTGATACCGCAGTCGTTTTTGTTCCCCATTCGTCTTGGAATAGAAAATCTAGCATTTTAACAGTTACACCATCTTTATCAATGGTTATCTTATCACCGTTAATTCTAATAAGATTCGTATCAATACCTTTTGCTGTTAGCCATTTGACCATTGTATCTGCATTAATATCCAGTTTTGCAGCATTGATTGTAATTTTCCCAGGAGACATATTGATGGCAGTGACAATTCCGTCCTTTAAAATCTGCGCTAAAATCCCTTCATCTAAAACTTCTAACCTAGATTCCGTTTTCCTTGCATAGGCATTATAAGTCTCATTTATAAACGTTTCTTGTTTTCTAGAAACGATTGTAATACCTTTTTCATTTGCGCCAATACTTCTTTCTAACTCTGTAACTTTCTGATTGTATTTCTCAGTAGCTACTCTATTAGCTATATCTTCTAGCATTTTATCAACATCCGTTTGATCTTTCGGATGTAACCAAAATTCTGTAGCTATGGTGCCACGTTGTAACATAGGTGCAGTACACCATAAACGTCCATTTCTTGTAACATAATAACGCCATCTCACAAACGATGCATTGGCTGGCGCTTTATCTGAACATACAGCACGAACCCATGTATGATTTACAACCTTGATATTTGTTCTAGCTGTTTTAATGCGAGTTTTTTTGTCACCAGTCCACCATTCAATTTCAATAAATGCACCAACACTATCAATAGGTGTTTTCCCATCAGTATTGAAATAACCTGATGCAACAAATTCTTCGTTAACCTGACACTCAATGAATTGGCTTGTAAGTCCCCACCAACGATCTTGAGTCTGGCTAGTAACGGTAATTGCAAATGTATTCATACCTTTGTATTTTAAATTCGTATCAACAGAACCAATAGCCCCGTTACCGCTATTCCAAAACCAATATTTCTGTCCTAACTTAAAATCAGCATCACGCAACTCGTTGACAGTACCTAAACCGCCTACATAATCCTCAACATCTTTCTTTTTCATTGTTAATTTCAATGCTTCAGAGTGTTGCTGTATCGTTGTGGCCGCCTGAGTTAATGTTTTCCCTTGCTCAGTTTGTGTTTCCTGTAATTTCTTAACACTTGCAGTTGTTCCTTCTGCATTCTTTTCTACAGTGTTAACACGTTCATTAAAAGAGATTTGTGTTTTTTCTACCGTTTTAATACTTTCTTTAATACCATCCACACTTTTTTCAATCTCGGTTGTTTTCTTAGTAAATTCATCGCTCGTTACTTGATTTTCTGGAGCTGGTGTCCAATCCTGTGGCTTATTACCTTTATATAAAGCAACCCATTCTACAATGGCTTTTGTAGTGTTACTTGGAAAGTTATACAGACTCAACTTCCTTTCATTTCCACTCGTTGTTGCTACAGCTTTAAAAGTTACATAGGTAATTCCATTCGCATAAACACTTGTTGCATATCCAACATTATTCGAACCGCCATTTTGCCAAATCCCGAACTTCTGCCCCTTCGGAACGCTACCTTTAATTACAAATGTATATTCTTCACCTGTAGAGAAATTTTCGGTTAGAGAATATGGATTGATTAGATAATCTGTTTTTTCATATTTAGCATTTGAATCTAATAACAGATTACGTCCTCCAGCTTTATCGTTATTAACTTTCTTTTCTACACTCTCCAACTTCTCACTAATCTGACCAGCCTTTTCTGTAATTTCAGTTGTAGTTTTCTTTAAAGCATTTGTTGTTTGCTGCACCTCAGAGATTGACTTTTTTGTACCTTCAAAAGTCTCTTCTACTGTATTTAACTTTCCAGTGATTTCACCATCTTTTTTTGTTAATAACTCAATAGATTTAGTAAAACCTTCGTTGGTTTGTTTCATTTCAGAGACAGTTTTATTAATTTCACCTTGAGAGTTTTGTACATTTTTAATAGTTTGCGAAACTTCTTGGAGACTATTTTTAACTTCCTTGAATTGTCCCGAAGCTTCTTTTTGCGCTTCTTCCACTTTTTTATTTAATTCTTCTTTTGTAAGTTTAATATCCTTATTAACCTGCTCCATTGTTTCTTTCTTGATAGTTTCCACATCAGGAATAAGAAGCTCCCAACCTTTACCGTTCCACACTTTTAAAATACCAGGTTTACCATTGCTAATATCTCGCCATAATGTTTTACCTACTATAAGATTATCGGTCGGTGGATTTTTAGCTTCAATAATATTTACCGTATTATTTTTAAGATTCTCTTGAACTTTTTCAGCCAGTGTTTTTGCTACTTCTGATTCTTTCTTAGCATTATTAGCTGTTTCATTTGCATCTTTCACTAATTTATCTAACTGATTTATCAGTTCTTGCTTACTACCTAGTGAACTAAGGATACGATTGTAAATCTTTCGTAGTTCTTCATTTGGATCTGTAATCTCACGGTAATCACCAAATGCGTATTTATCTTGCGAAGGATCAGTATGTGATTCATCACCAGCGATTGCCTTTGCTTCTAAATAAAGCTTAGGTGTGAATCCAGTATCTTTAATTCGAATTGTATCTCCCTCATTGATTAACTCGTGAGCTAGTCCAAATACACGCCCTATACTTTGTGCTTGAACATCATAAGAGACAGAGGTATTCACACGTTTTGCTAACTCTATTTTCATAAGAGTCAATAAGCGTTCTGGTGTTATATCTTCTTCTGTTTCTGGAGTATAAAATCCAAATTTGTGTTTACCTTTTTCATTCCAACGTTGAAATGCATCGTTATCCACAATATATGGAATATCTTTATTTATATCTGAGATAGTGAGAACTTCTCCACCTTCTTTTTTGATAAAGCCAATTAAAGCTGTACAAATGTTTTGTGAGTTTTCAATACGTTTAATTCCAACTAAATCTTTACCTAACGTGACTTCCTTTCCTGTTTCTCTTCCTCTTTTTTTCACCATGTCTACATACCAACCTGCAATTCGAGAACCAACCACTTCAACACGGTATATAATTTCTAGTTCAAATAGGGAAGCAATCTTTTTTAAGAAACTCAATGGATCTATAAATTCATCAATAGTCATAGAATGAAATCCAGCATACTCCGTTTTACCACGCTTCCATTTTGTACCTACAAGAGCAATATCCATAAATTCATTTACTGTCTTACCTTCAATTTTCTGAGGACGAATATAGTCATCTTTAGCAAGATTAATCCATGCACCTGATGCATAAGTAATTACGGATCTATCGTCAGGGTCTTTTTCTACCTCAGTGATTACATACGGAACAATACGCCCATCCCTTACTTCTTTTAATACTAAGTTTTGTTGCATAAGTGTTGCTGCATATTTCGTGTTATCAAATACTTTAAACTCTAAAGTATCGATATTATTCTTGATTTCCCAATGACGTTTATCATCCCAATAATCTTTTGGTTGTATAGCTGAAACGATTTGACTGGTTTTAAAATCAATAATATGTAAGACTCCACTTGGTGTTCTCATCTAAATCGCTCCCTATATGTAACCTTTGCTGTTCCGATATCAGAAGGCATGATTTCTAGTTTATTCATACCTTTATTAATGATAGGAAAATTACTGAAAATGTCCTTAATATTAATCGCATCCTTCCCTTCAATCATTACATGACTATTTTCTGTATCAATTACGACTTTGTCACCAACATCGACTATATAAGGCGGTGTATTTTGATTATTTAAATTCACTTTCCAAAATTTCAAATCCGAAACTGTCATGGCTTCTACTGGCGGAACATCTTGCCACTGCATGATACTAATCTGTATTTGAGCCGCTTTTTCCATATGTTTATTGTCTTTATCGGTCCATCTTGCAAAGCGTTCTGAATCATCTTTTTCTGTTCCAGGAAGAAATTTTGAAATATAAGCTTCCCAATCATTACCGGTTCTAGCAATCCACAACCTACCATAATACTGATTCCATGTATTCGGATAATCACCACTCTCATAAATTAAACCTGTTTTTCCAGGCTTATTATCATATCCAATTACCATCGTTCCAAAATTTTGTTCAGCTTGCCAATAGAGGTCATTCATAGCAATTTTTGAAAGAACTTTGCTGTTTTCATCGAGTATTGCTATCTCAACTCGTCCCATTTCATTGATCTTTTTACTTTTACATGTAACGTGGGCTTGCATAATAAAATCTTGTACTGGCCCACCAGGAATACTCTTCTTAACAGCTGCGCCATGCCATCCATTACCCGAGCCATAATCCGAACAATAGAATTGGTAACTATCTGTTTTCATTTCACCAACTGGATTACCATCTTCCATAGAACTAACCTTACTCCACCCTACAGTTGTGGACATTTCATCCCATATAAGACGTTGATTTCTTTCTACAGGCAATTGTTCCATTTTTAATGGCACTCCAATACGGAAATAATCCGGTTCCTTTGAATATTTATCTTCAAACCATACATCTAAAAAAGTGTTTGGTTTCGTAATGTCAATCTCAATAATAGGATTAGAATGAACAGTTCCTTTATTTTGAACGTTTGCCATTAACCCCAGTGCACCTGTTTGAAATTCTACTGTTCGGGTAGGTCCTAATTTATAAGGCATCGGACAAATAAACTTCAAAGTACCTTTACCTAACGTAACGAAATCATCAAGATTAAAATCTTCATCAATTATAGCTAAATATGTTCGATCAGGAGTTGCATCAAATACTAGCTCAACTGCTTCTTCTGTAATTAACCATGCTGCTATTTCTTCTTTTAACGTTTCTAAATCTGTTCCATCTGGAACGATAATTCCTACAGGGACAGGAAGTGGACGAGGGTCTGTATCCGTTCCTAATAATCTTGCACCTGGATATCCAGGTGTTTTTAAGAAATTACGTTTTAGAGGTGCCCATGTTGGTGGACTCCATCCCTTTTCTATTTGAATGTACTCCTTTCGTTGGTTGTTAAAAGTAAAAGAACTCATGCCAACACCTCATTTCTTTATAAAATAAAAGAAACCCAAACCTAAAAGGCTGAGTTTCTTTTTGCTTCTCTTTCTTGATACTCGGTTGTATAGCGATAAGTACCGCGTGCCACGTCTCTTCCTTCTAAATTAACAGGCACTTCAATAACTAAATCTCCCCCAAGCATTGGAATAACTTCACCACTAGAAGATGAACCAGATCCGTAATTAATCACTTGATTTGATACGCTGCTTGCCATAGCTTGTCTACTATTTGACATACTTCCATACACACCACTCATGACACTCTTTAATCCTGATAATTGACTCACAGAACTAGCCATCATACGGCTCATGTCACCCATTAGTTGATTTATTTCTCTCGGCATTGCAAATTGTTGTCGTGGCATGGCTGCCACAATTCCTGCACCAATATCTCCAAGTGTCTTTTTATTCAGAGGAAGCACTGCTTCTCGCCCCGCTTCTCCTGCACCTTGCAAGTTTCCGCCATTCATTCCAAAGATAGTTGGTTTAGTAAAGATACCGCCTTTTGCACGCCAATCAATATTAATTCCTGACGGAAATGTAATATCTTTACCTAAAACATTTTTCGTGCTTGTTTGTAAGCTGAAGTGTGGAAGAGGTGGCATTTCTGGTTTTGGAATTTTCAACTTCAAGTCACTAAAGAATCCTTTAATCTTTCCAATGAATTTTTCTATACTGTCAACTGCATCTTTAATTGGATCTATAATGAAATGTTTTGCCGCTTCAAATTTTTCTTGAGCTGCATTCTTAACAGAATCAAATTTTTCCCGTGCTGTATTGTACATATCATTGAATTTCTCTTTTGCAGAATTATAAGCTGAAATAACTGGTTGAACGATGTATGTGTAAACCATCTTCCACGCTTCAAGTGTATAGCCTTTTATTTTCGCCCAAATTCCTAACATCCAATTGGATAAATCACTAAACTTTTCTTTTACTAAATTCCAAGTATCTTGTACAGGTTTTATAATATATTGTTTAAATAACCCCCATGCTGCTGATGTATATGATTTAACTGTCTCCCATTGTGAATTTAGCCAAGAAACTAAATCACTGAACTTTTCTTTTACTAAGTTCCAAGTGTCTAGAACAGGTTGAATAATATATTGCTTAAATAGTCCCCAAGCAATTTGTGCCATAGCTTTTGCAATTTCCCATTGTGTACCAAGCCAAGTGACCATTTCACCGATTTGTGTACTTACCCAGTCGTAAGCTTCCTGAATCGGTTGAATAATATATTGACAGATTGCCGCCCATGCAATTTGTGTACCTGCCTGTATTAACAACCAACCAGCTTCTAAAACGGTAGAAACTGCCGAAATAATTGGATCTAAAACAGTAAGAATTGTATCCCATGTTTCTTGCCATGCTTGCGTTAATGTTCCCCACAATTCAGATGCTGTTTCAACTAAAGAGGACCACCAGGAGGAAGCAGTTTCAACAATGCCAGACCATAAACTACTAAAGAATTCACCTATCGGATCAAAGAAACTATGCATCATTTCTACGAAAGAAGACCATGCTTCAGAAAAGAATTCAACAGTAGAATTCCATGCATCGCTACACGCCTGCTTTACACCCTCCCATAAATCACTAAAAAATTGACCTATCGGATCAAAAAATTCATGCATTGCTTCTAAAAATGAAGACCATGCTTCACTACAGGATTGGGATATCCCGTCCCAAAGCTCTACTAAGTACTCTTTAATAGAATCCCATGCTGCTATTGTCCAATTTTTAATATCATCCCAGTTTTTATAAATAGCCACTCCAAGAGCAACTATAGCGGCTATGATAATAGGAACAATAGCAACTATACCTAGTGCCGCGGCGGCCCCAATTTCAAATACCCCCATGACCGATACAACAATTGGTGCAATAGCCATAAGTGCCCCTGAAATTACTCCAATAGCCGTTGCAACTGCTGCTAATGTCGCTGCTAATTCCGGATTATTAGAAATCCAATCAGCAATACTAGCAACAACATCAGCAATTACTCCTAGTATAGGTTCAAGAGCCATTTGTAAATCGCCCATCGCTTTTTGGAACTTTACAGCTGGATTTGCATCTAATTTTTTAACAGATTCATTTAAGTTGTCTTGGTTTTGTTGAAGATCTTTTGTTTTCTTAGAAGCTTCAATTAAAGTGTTTGTTAAATTTTGACCTTGATCTTCAAACATAGTGGCTAGAACTTTAACCCCAACCTGATTTTTCTTAACTGGGTCTTCTATTCCGTCAATAGCTTTAGCTACTTCTACCATCGCTGCCGCGCCATCTCTTCCGCCTTTAGCGACAGATGCTCCCCATTTTTCTATTTGTTCAGTTGCAATACCAGAACCGTCAAGCGCTTCTTTTAAGGCCTTATCAGCTCCTTGTGCGAATTCAGTTAATTGGACCCTACCTTCTTTCAGTCCGTCTAAGAGATTATCAATCATTTATATTCAACGTGATTCGCAACGTCACGCCCGTTCTCTTATGAACTGCTATACGTCACCGTATAGATTAGACTATATCTTCAACTACTTGAGTTGCTCCCCGTTTCGAGTGTCATTTACTTACACCCTACGTCTTTCGACTAGTCGTTGCACGTTCCTTAATTAAAAGGCTTCGCTCAGTATTGTCTCATTTGAGAGTTTCACTGAATTAAAGGAGTTTTTCATTGTACGTCACCATACAAGGGAACTATAATCTAATTCCAACTACCTGTTTCAACGCCAGCTTCCATAATGGCTTGAACTTCCTCAGCTTTAAAGCCTGCACGGGTTAGCTGGCTACCATATTCAGCAATGATGTCTAACTGTTCTGGCGGAAATCCCATTTTTAACAAAGCATCAACCATACCAAGAGCACTATCTTGCGTTATTCCTAATTCATTTCCTATTTCATAGGTTTCTTGAATCAACTCTGTAAAATCTATACCTTCATAGGATTGCGCGATTGTTGCTGCACCTTTAACGATAGATGCATTCGCTTCATCACTAATATCTTTATTTAAAACCCATTGCCTACGTACACCAGCAAGTGATTCTTCAGCATCCACTCCATAAGCTGTTACGCCTCTTAATGCTTCTTCTACTGATTTTTTCGAGGATTCAGGGACATCAAAAGATATATCAATTTTGGTTTTCAATTTTGACATATCAAGTGCTTTTTCAACAGCTGTTGCAATTCCACCACCAGCTGCTAATCCACCGATAACATTCTCTAATCCTACTTTTAGACCTTCAAACTTCTTCTCGGTTCTGCCAGCTTCTTGTTGTAAGTCCCTTAACTCATTTTGTACTTGTTGAATAGAGTTTCCGGCATCCACAGATCGGAGGGCACGTTGTAATTTTTCAATATCAGCTTCAGTTCCTAAAGCTTCACGACCAATAAGACCAATTGCTTGCTCTAACTGTCGACTTGTAGCCGATCCACTTTTAATTGCATTTACAAGACGATTACCTAATGCGCTCGCAAAATCATCAACACTTTTTCCTGTAGCACTAAATAAAGTTTCTAATTGTCGTGTTGAACTTGCTACATTTTCTTGTTCGGCTTTCATATTACCGAGTTTGTTTTTCAAACCATCAAGTGACCCTTGTGTAAATTCAATTTCACGCCTAAATGCGCGGTACTGCTCTTCTGAAATTTTCCCATTTTGAAATTGCTCTTGAACCTGTTGCTCCGCTTCTTTTAATTTATCGAGCTTTTGTGTAGTTTTTTCAATTTGTTGTGTAAGCAACTGTTGTTTTTGAGCAAGTGCCTCAACGTTACCAGGATTAAACTTTAATAAACGTTCAACATCTTTTAACTCTTTAGTCAAAGAATCACTTTGCTTATTCACGTCTTTTAAGGCGTTTTGTAACGGTTGCGTATTCCCTCCAATTTCAATCGTAATTCCTTTAATTTTTCCTCCTGCCATTATCTCACCCCTTTTTCTTAGAAAGCATTAAAGTCTTCTTGAGTTGCTTTTCGAACTTTTTCTTGTCCTGGATTTTTCATTTCAGCATACTCAGCTATATAATCAAAGCAATCACCAATCGTCATCACTTCTAAGTCCCAATATGTGAGCTTTGCTTCATAACAAAGAGCAAGGAACAATTCAGTGCTTAATTCTTCATCACTGAAAGTCCCTTGCTCCCCATTAATTTTCTTTACTTTTTTTTTGCTCCCATTGTTTTTTGAACCATCTCATTAATTTCCGGCATTATATCGTAAATAGGAAACTCATCAAATCCTTCTAACCAAGTCATCGGGTCTGGAATTTCAGGATCAGCTGTTTTAGCGTATAACCAAACTAAATCGTAACAAACTTCAAAATCTACCTTGTCGAAATCTAAGTTAGAAAAATCAATAGTACCTTCTGTTGCATCTTGCGAAGCGAATGTACCTATAGCTCCTAATTTAAACATGTCGGCAAATAAATCCCGTCTAAATTGCGCCTTATATCGCTTGGCTGATGCTGCATTAGCTTTTAATTTGACCTGTTTTCCGTCTATTGTAATTGTCTTTTCCATTTACTTACGCTCCTTTTGGTAATGCAGGTACTTTTGTATACACTTTTTTGTACCAATTATTATAAATATCTGCTTTTGATTTAGTAGTAGTTTTCGTTTTAACCATACGTTTTCCATTAATATCAATAGGGCTGGATACAAATTTAAGTTCATTTGTATTTGGCTCCGCTGAATTTGTTTTCGTTTTAGATGCAAGTGTTGGACGACTTGCTGAACAGTTAAACATAACGTGTCGAGTCGCTCGTACATCGCCATCAAATTCAAATAATAATGCAAATGATTTTCCTTTCGCATCGGCTAACTCATTTAACACACCATCTTCTTCGTCTAATTCCTCTCCTAGTGCATCAATTGCAAATTGTTCCGGAATAGTCGCAATAGAAAGCGTTCCATCATACCCTTGGTTATTACTTGCAGCGTAATAAAGCATGTCATCAGCGTAGAATTCAATTAAATCCCCTCGTGGATCAAACGTTAATTCAACCGCACCAGGTAATGGAATTGGTGTATTAAATGTAACTACACCATCTTTAATATCGAAAAGCGCATAATGGACATTCTTTAAACCAAATGCTACTTTATTTTCATTCATTTATATCAACCTCGTTTCATAAAATTTTTGATACATTTTTTGAGATTCAATAAAAGTCCCATACGAGTCATAAGGAATCTCGTGATCATCTAGGACTTGTTCTAGCTTGGCTTCCGCAACTACATCTTTCTTAGTTGTATAAAGCTCTATATTTACATCATTTATCTTGTGATACACCTTGTTATCAGCCATTAAATTTGCTGACCCATCCACAAGAAAACAGATATACGGTGGCGCTGGAACTGGATTACCTGGTGTTGCTATGAAATGCGAATAAGCCACAGGATAGCCTGTAGCTTCAAGAATTTTTATAAATTCTCCTAATGTTAATGTCATGATTCAATTGCCCTTTCAATACGTTTTGGCAATTCTTCAATTACATAATCTTCAACGGGACGAATATGCACTTTCTCCGGTACTCGGCCACCACTAGCTTTCGCATGGCCATTTTCTAAAAGATGCGTTAATTGCCCTTTTGTATTATGGATAACAACGGCTTTACCTACTTTTTTCTTACGCCAACCTTTACGATAACCACCTGTTTTTTTAGGACTATTTTGTCTTAACTTACTTACAGCAATATCAGCTACATCTTCTTGTGCATTTGTTAATTCTTCTTCCACAACATTTGCATACCTTTGCAATTCTCTAGCAAGATCCCTCGCAAAATTATTCATATTAAACATGCTCCTTTGCGATAATAGTCAATGTTTGATACATTTCATCATCATTCATTGGCGGTTCGATAATGTCAAAGATACGATTCTTCATATTAATTCGCATTAATTCTGTAATACCTGTTGTATAAGGAATTACAAACCGATAAATTCGTGTAGACTGTGAAGCTGAAGCTTCAATATATTCAGACCCTTTCACCGTTTTTATCATTGCCCATGCTCTTTTAACTTCTTGCCAATTACCTGTTTCAATTTCTTGATTCAATTCATCTTTTATTACTTTAGATTGTTCAATGCTAATTCGATTTCTAAAGTCACCTGTATTCAGTGGTTTTTTATACTGAAAAGGACGCATATTACTCACCGTCCAATTTGATTTCTTCTAATGCTTTTGCAATACCAAAACTATTAATTTCGGTTAAAAAGTTTTTAGTAAAATACTCAAGTGCATCATTATAAGCATAACGAGAACGTTCAAAAACTAATTCTTTGAACGTCTCATCTTTGTTTATATCATACAATCCACATACTTTTAATAAAGCTTCATTGGATGCAAAAAGGATGCGCTTTAGGTTATCGTCTTCATCATCACCCAAGTGCATCCTATCTTTGAACTGCTGTATTATTTCGTCTGAAATTACTGTTTCCATTTAAATCACCCTTCAGTCGGTGGTGTTATTTCTTCAAGCTTTAATGTGTAAACTTGTGAAGTGTATTTATCCTTCGGTTTACCTGTAGCATATTGTTTTGCAATATAAACAGTTGCATCTTCTAAAGCTAATGTTTCTTCATACTTCTTAATTGGCTCTGTTCCACCCATTGCTGCAACATATTGACCTTTAACAAAGAATAATACTTTTCCTTGAGGTACAAACACTGACTCTGTAAGAATTGGATTAAATGGCAAACTAGTTACATATACTCCAGCCGCATTTTGAATTGTCGCGTTTGCTTGAATATCAAAAGTATCAAACGGATTAGTTACCATAACTACTTTACCAGCAATATTTTTTGGTCGATCTGCGTCTGAACCATCAGCATTCAATTTTTTAGCTAGTAGTTTAACAACACCTTTTAATTCATTGATTGTTTTGCGGCCTGGTTCGAACGTTAAAGTGCCTACTGGCTTTTTATCTGGATATACTCCATTCACAACACTTCCACTTGGATCTTTTAATAACCCAATAGGTTCATTTTTACCTGTACCAGCTACAAATCCACGCTCTAAACCTACTTTCATCGCTTCTGTAATCATTGTACGAACATATCGTTCTACCCATACAGGCCCAAGTTTCAACATGTCATTTGCTAATGGAATAAATGCCGTTAATTTAAGTTGGGAAATGCTATCTTTACGGAATGTAGCATTTAATTGCCCTTTAATACCATCAAATAATGGTCCCCATACCGCTGCGCCTTCTGGATCCCCGTAAATAAATTCTGTTACTGCACCCAGATTTTCAAGACCGATATGTTGTAAAAAAGGATGATCTTCAACTAAATCATCAAAAATACGTTCTTGAGTTGTCTTAGGTAAAGTTTCAGTAGATTTAAAGCCTCCTTCCTCCACAACTGCATTAAAGAACTTCATTTCTTCACTTGTTAATACATTAGCACCACGAGATTGCATAATAGAACGATCTACCATTGATTCATTCACTTGATTTAAAATATCTGCTCTTACATCTGTAGCAAGTGCTTCAATCATGGAGTTCAATGCTACTGATTGTTCTTCTGCTGTACCTTCCTGGGTAGCTTTTGCAAATGCTAGTTTCTTTTCCTCAAAACTATTAAACTTGATAACCATATTTTATTTTCCTCCTAAAGTTAAAAAGAGCGTACTCAGATTCTGTTTTGTATTAACAGGCTCTTGAATAAGCTCTTTTGGATTTTGATTATTTGGTTGTTTTGTATACTTAGCCACTAAATCTTCTTTGAAGTTTTCCACAACTTCCTCTTCTTCATCTTCTTGCGTATCATCTATTTCAATTTCATCAGCAATTTCATCAGCTAAACCAAGAGCAACTGCTTCCTCTGCTGTTAGCCAAGTTTCATCTTTTAAAAGCTGTTTTAATTCTTCATCTGTTCCAACAAAACGTTTCTTATAAGATCCTGCTAAAGCTGAATCAATCTTTCGTAAATCTCGTGCTGTTTTTTCAAAAAGATCTGCGTTTCCATATTCAAAGGTACTTGCTTGGTGAATCATCATCATAGTATTACTAGGCATAATAATTCTGTCTCCTGCCATTGCAATTACAGATGCGGCACTAGCTGCCCAACCATCAATATGAACTATAATTTCTGCATCATGCTGCTTTAACTGATTACAAATTGCTACACCATCGAATGCGGAACCTCCACCCGAATTAATATGAACGTGAATTTTTTCTGCTTTAACATCTTGAATTTTTCTTCTTACTGCTTCAGCATTATTTTCACTAAACCATCCACCAATTGACCCATAAACAGTTAATTTGTATTCATTTTCACCTTTAGCTTCAAAACGAATATCTCGTTTTAAATTCAAAAGCTTACTCATATTCACATGTTCCATCATTTCTCACTCCCTTCAGATTCATTTAATTTTGTATAGTTCTTCGTAATATGATGGACATTTAGGTTTGGATCATCTGACTCTTCATAATCTACTTCTGAACGAATTTCATTTCCTGTAAATGCACTTGAAGAAATGAGTTTATCAATACTTGTCGCAAGATCAAATATACTTTGATAGGAAACAGCTTTAACCTCAATTTTTTGTCCCAAAAGATATTCACTCATTTCAAAGAATTTAACGTTCGCTTCATCAGATAGTTTTTTTAATAATGGTCGTACTGTGAAAAGCATATAATTTTTCGTTTGCTTTTCTACATCAGCCATTTCTCCATATATCAAAGCTATAGGAATACCGATTGCCATAGCTACTTGATTTAAGAAACCATTTGTTACTTTATTGATTTCTTCCACACTTGGGCCATTTGCAACACCATTGTATATCTCGTTATAATTAATACCTTTTTGCTGTGGAACAATAGCTATATCTTTCGAACCAATTGACTTATACATGTTGTCTATAAACTCTTGTAACTTTGCTATTTGTTCCTCAGTTTTAGCACCAATCATATCCATATCAACTGTTCCACGAACTTGATTTTTACGTTTTTGAGAGTTTAATATTCTGCCGAACAAATCCCCATAATCTGCAAATAATCCATCAATAAGTGGGGTTAATTTATCATTCCGATACTTCAAATGAATAACTTCGCTTTGCTTAAAACTTCTCTTAAACGTATAATCTTTTACCCTTACATCCGTAAAAGTATCTTCAAACACAGCGTACTCATTATGTTGAAATCCATCTGCAATAAGTAAATCACCATCATCTGCTTGTATAACTAAACACTCATTATCATAAATAAGTTTTCGAACAAACCGTTCCCAAAAGGTACTTGCGGTCATATTCTTGTTTGGTCTTACGTTTAATCGATAATAAAGCTCATTCTTCTTAAATACTTTACCATTTCTTATTCTAAATTCAGATTGACTAATCGTCCTTCCTAAAAATGAAACGCATGTATCAATTGCCAATCGTTTCATATGAAGCCTGTTTGCTGTATCAGTTATTATGTCCAGATCCAACATGAATTCTAGTTCTTTATTTCTTTTAAATACTGAACCTAACCATCCAATGGTTATCACCCCCTTTATTAGAATTTAATATTGCCTATAACAAAATCAGTAGCTTCTTGTATCTCATCCGCCCGATAAAGAGCATGAACAAAACACTGAAACCCATCTGTTTTTCGACGAACAGGCTCTTTCTTTTCGTATATTTTATTTCCATCAGCTTTGATAACAACCAACACATTTTGCGTATACCAACGCATTAGTGGATTATCCTCAAAAATAATTTGTTTATTTGCAAACGCCATTTCAATACGTGGAGCTAACAAACTATGAATTGCTTTTGGGTTTCGTATAACTTCTATTTCAAACCCTTCTGCTACTAATAGTGGTCTTATTGCTTCCATACGGAAGTTATCAGCTATAATTTTTTTAATCCCATATTGTTCTCGCATTTCTACAAACCAATCAACAATGTGTTGAGGATTAATAGTCGGTTCATCAACAACTGTTAGTAATCCTTGCTCTTCCCACTCTTTTATAGGAGCAAATTTCTGTTTTTTAAATTCACCTGCTTTTTTAGAATATCCGTAATATATATCAACAAATTCTTTTCGCACGAAGGAATGAGTTTTAAAAATGTATTCCCCATTTTGTCTAAATAAAAGACCACATGCTGCAAAGTCCCGAATACTTGCAAAGTCTAACGCCCCTATGCATTCTTGAGCATATAAATCAGGAAAAGGACGATTTGTAGCAAGGATCTCTGACCATTTTGCAACCGACCGTTCTAAATTTGTAACAGGCAAGTTCATTCGCTTTGTCATGAATTCTTCTCGGTTACTTGGATCGTCCTCCAAATCCTCATACTCTTCTTTTATTGTTTCAAGTAAGCCTTCAGCATACTCACTTAACGGCTGAGATAACATTGGATTCGCCATTTCCCAATTATCGATGTCATCAACTTCTTTTTCATCATTTAATTTACAGATGAAAGGGAACAGCGCATTCGGACGGGCTTCACCATTTAAAACTTTCATTGCCTTTTCTTTTAATTTATCTAAGAATCCATCTCTTACATATCCATCTGTACCAATGTAAAACTCACGCGGATTTCTCTTTTTTCCCAAACCACTGATGTGAACACGGACATCTTTATTGCTTTCATATTGATGGACTTCATCAAACATTACAGCGCCATCGCGAAGACCATCTTTTGTGTCTCCGTTTGATGTTCTAAACTTCACTACACTTCCAGTCGATTTCGAAATGGTTTGTGTTAATGTTGTTTTAAAAGCTCTCTGTAAAACTTCATTTCTTTTAATACATTTATGAATTTCATCTGGGCTTGTTTTTGCTTGCTCTTCACTGTTTGCAACAACGGAAATGTTATATTCAGAAATTCCATGTAATTCGCTTATTAAAAAGTGAAGAATAACTGTCATTAAACCATTTTTACCGCCGCCACGGCCAAGCATCCACAAGAATTTCCGATAAAACACACGGCCATTTTTCTTATAAAATAAAAAGACGAATGCTATTAAGAATTTTTGAAATGATTGTAATGGAAAGTACCACTTTTCACCAAAGCGGATACACTTCTCGATCATTTCATCATCAAAATACAAGTCGTCTCTGTTTAAAACGTATTTTTCCAGGTATTCAATTAACAGTTCTCTTTCATTGTTGAACTTTACTTTACCACTTCTATAAAGTTCAATGTATTCATCTACATATTTTTGCCTAATCATACTAAATCACTTGGACTGTAACCCGAATTAGTAGCACCAACTTTAGGAGAAAGTTTTATATCTCTTCCCAAAGCAATTAATGAACTGTTAATTTTATTCCTCTCACTTATAAGAGGGTGGGCTTTAACAAAAACTTGAGAACCGTTTTTTATCGTTACGGACTCGCCTTCTTTATTAATAGTTTTATTTATTTTTCTAAATGCTTTTACAAGATCAATATATCTTTCTACCTTTTCAACTTCGACTAAATCTGTAATATCAATACTATTCATAAGCTGTTCTTTTAACCTCACAATACTAACAGCCATCTACCCACCCCCCCTTACGTGCGTAAAATCGAAAAAAACCTGACAGTTAACCCCCTCCTCCGGTGCCCCTTAGAGCATTTTTTGATAGAAATTTTTAAGGGGGGGTACTATTTTAAAATTGTTTTACCACTTTTCATCGTGTTCCCATTTATTCTGTTTCTTTTTGAATGTTCTTCCATGTTCTTTATTGTGGCAATCTACACAGACTGTTTCGAGATTATCTATTTCTAACGCAAGTTCTGGATGATGCTCAAGTTCTTTTATATGATGGACAACTAACTGTATCTTCTTACGCTTCGCACTCTTACTGTATTCATTGGTATCCGTTTGAAAGCTACCGTTTCGTTTACACTCTTGGCATTCATAGTTGTCTCGCTTCTTTACTTTCTCGCGTATACTCTTCCACTCACCACTGTCATAGAACTTACGCTTCTGTTGTTTTGTTTTATATTCCATCATTATTATCAACAATCATCGATTTTTGTTTTTTATCTTTGACTGTTTCTTTAAGTACTCCGCTCAAACAAAACCAATCGAAACTTTTTTGTGCCATCGTCCTTCCCCCATTCAAAAATAAAAAGCACTATAGTAAGTGCTTTTTATTTAGATATAATCACATTTTAAAATCCAAAAGTTTATTACATAACCTTAAATTAATTATCAAATTCCAGCAGGTAAAAAATAATCATTGTCGAATTATTAAATTTTTAGGAGAAATTTGTATTTTTGGAGGTGATTAATAAACTTCTAATAAAACTGTCCCATCACACTTTATAACAACGTTTCCTACAGCATAAGTATTATTGTCTATTTGGAATACAGTACCAACAGATATCGCTTCAGATTCCTGACAGATACTCTTAGCTGAATACTCTCCTAAAAACGAAAGAGATTTATAAATCTTAATATTCATATTTTCACCACCTTTTGAAAGGAAGATAACACATGGCTGAATCAAGATTAACATTGAATGAAAAATTATCTCTTTTTCATCCTTATTTTCAAAAAAAAACTATGCAAAAAAAACTTAGATTTTATAATATTTTTCCTGACTTTAATCAAGTCTACAATGAATTACGTCAAGAAAATAAAGGTACACAAAACAGTAATGAATCTACATCCGATTATATAATTAAAACTTTAGTATATGGCGTAGAACACAAAATCATTACTGAGTCTAATTTAGACGATTTACTCTTTTCATTATTAGAGGATTCACTTTTAAATGCATATTTATTCAAACTCAATACAAGCTCATTTAATTTAAAGCAATCAAATTTTTCTCAGCAATTATTACAATCATGGAATATACCTAAACAACCCAAAATTCTAAGTAATATAGATAACCCAGATCCTCATAAAAATTTTACAATTTGTGGATATAGAAAAATTGAAGGCGAGCAAATAGAACTTCTTAGGGTGCTTTTATTAGATACAAAAATATTAGATACTTCCTACAAAAGAAATGAATCTAGGCAAATTATTTTCCCTACTATTGTAGATATTGATTTTGCTAATGAACTCTTACACATTCGCTTACGCGATGTCGACAATATTGTAAAAGAATCACCAGAATTCAGTACAATGTCAGGGCGAATTGAAAATACCTTAAATTTCTTAGATCACTTTAAACCTGAAATTCTTTACACACCCATCAATAATTTCAAAAACAAACTTTTTGATTTAGAAGAGCGCCTATTAGTAAATAAACGGACTATTGTTACTGAAAAACTATCAGAATTTACAACTGAAATTGATGATTTCACCAAAGTAATCTGCAAAAAGTATTTGGTTCCTACAAATAATGATATAGCACCTAGAGACTATATTTCTAACGGCGTAATGTCAATAATTGCGTCAACACTGAATGATAGTGATTTAGGAGATGTAGTCGGAATAAAATTTCGTAATGCGAAATCTGAAAAAGACTTGAATTATGCAGAAATAAAGATTATGGACAATGGCGATAAATGTATATCCACAAATAATCTTTATTGGCTCAATTTACCCGTTTTGTTAAACAGAAGGGCTATTGAATACTTGAAAATTCAAAAAACTCTCCCTTCTGGATTCGCAACCGTCCACTTAGAGTACACACTTGATACCGCGAACATTAAAATTTTACAAAAAAGCAAGAAAAAAACAAACGAAAATAAACAGCCAACTCAAGAGAAATATGATGATTTTATTAAGTTTATTTTGCCTATCATTAAATCGTAATAATATACAAATTTGAAATACAGTTCTAGACTTTCAAAAAAGCCATCTACCCTTAGATGGCTTTTTCGCTTCCATAATCATCAACATTTTAAAGGAATAAATCTCGAATGAATGTTAATGTTTTATCATTCCCCCTCTCGGATTACTTCCCTCGTTTGGACGAATAACTCCATTTTCTTCAAGACGATCAATAACCTTAGTAGCAATTGTATAACCAATTCTAAATCTATGTTGGATCACAATTATTGATGCAGCTTGCATTGATATTACAATCTGTGTAACTTCTTAATAATTTTCCCCTGCAATTTCATCACTTTGTTTCCATTATATAATTTTCATCTCCCATATAAATAATAAAAAGCACCCCGTTGGATGCTTTGACATAAATTATTAATTTGTACTTCATTTACGTTATGTGAAGTTTTACCATTCTTCCATTCACCTAATGATACTATTAATCTGTTCCAACAATATTAAGTAACTAGAAGAAGAGCAAAGCTCTCCTTAATAACGGTAACATTCAATCAGTACCACCTGCTGGTTTCGGATTTTATGTGCCGTCATTATGAACCGTTTAGAAATTTAGAAACAACATAGTAAGTTGTGTTTTCCGCCACTTCTCACAATACAAATATATCACGTAGATTCCAAAACAACCGGCACATTTCCTGCCAAAAATCGGTCACGACTCTGCCACTCTCTTTAATATAAAACTGAACGTAACACTACAACACCACCAAGCTGTTTTAATATCTCTTCTTTAGTGGAGTTCATAAAACTCTCATATGCGTTATGATTTACTAATAAAATTGTAGCTTCTTTTAAATCAAATTCAAAATCACCTTTTGATCTCCATTCTCTTTCATGAGTCCAATCTATGATATTCTCTTCATCATCTAAATCAAAGTTTACTATTCTCCACCACTCTTCTTGAGGTAGAATATTTTTTGCAATTTCTTTCTTTTCATATAGTACAGGTCTGCCACCTTTTTGATAAACATAATGCTTTGGGAAAGCTATTCCAATTGGAACATATCTTCTTTGCGCTTCCTCTTGATTACGTAGTTGTTCGAATAAAGTATTCTGACATACACCACTTAAAGGCATATCTTGAAAACATACTGCTGAATTAGGGCCATTAATATATCCTGATTTAGTAGTACTTCCTTTCAATGTTTTCGATTCTAAAATTTCTTGCAAAACACGTTGAGCACTTTTTAATCGTTTTCCATGATTATCAAATTTCCCTTTAGTTAGATGGACTAAGTAACTACTTATATCCGTTCTATGACGATAACGATCTTCCCATTCCTTAATTTTATATCCCATTATTTGCACCTCATTATATATTAATGTATTTTTGTTTATTATATCATATTAGTTACCCATATCTTATATTGTGTGTAACTGACCCCTTCGCTGAATCCCTTGGTATCATTGATTTCATTTAATTTTCTCTTTTGAGTTACACAGTACGAAAATTATGAGTAACTGTATAGGGATACCACCAGCATTTTGCAAAATAACCTACGCTATGCGGAAAAATAAAATAAGCTGCCCATATGGACAGCTTATTTACATAATTATCGTTACCAGAAGTAAAATTTGACTCGAAAATAGCTAATTTTATCAGTTGTGGAATGTCTGAAAAAAATCAAACCAATGATATTGTTGAGATTCTTTGGCAATTTCTTGCTGTGATGACTATCATAGTGACTTTTTCTCCAGCAACAACTATTAGTAGCTAATTACCATAAGGACTTATTTTTGAAATTTGCTATTTTTTAGAAAGTGTGTTAATTTAAGAAAGACCTATTTTTGTTTGGCTTGAGATTAAGAATAAATTTTGTTTTTCGTCTAAGGTATTTGAGCAAGGGTAGTAACATATGTGTGGGTATCCACACTAGGAGGCAACAATTATGGAACAAGGTAAAGTAAAATGGTTTAATGCAGACAAAGGTTTTGGATTCATCGAGCGTGAAGGTGGAGAAGACGTATTCGTACATTTCTCAGCTATCCAAATCGACGGTTTCAAATCTTTAGACGAAGGACAAAGTGTAACGTTTGAAGTAGAAAAAGGACAACGTGGCCTACAAGCTACTAATGTTCAAAAAGCTTAATATTAGCTGATGAAAGACCCTCTTGTAGGGTCTTTTTTTATTTTGTTACAATATTCCGAATACAACTTTTTCAAGTGGATTTGGGGTGCTTAACTTTTAATAAAAAAGAAGATGTTAGAAATCATAGTTTTAGCATTATGGGCTTTTTCTTTTAGTTATCTTGCAATTAGGGGTCTCGCCACATGCCCATCAAGCTAAGATTTTTAATTCCTCCCAAACGAAAATTTTATGCATCGTTATCGGAAGTTATTCTAATACGATAGAATCTCCAACATTCACTTTTCCTGGTTTTATAACTGATGCATAGACTCCAAAATGATTATTTCTTTTTTGTACAACAGTTTTTAAGAGCGTTTTTTCCAATGTTAATGTGTTAGGATCAATAGTAATAATCATGCAGCGTTCACAGTGTCTTACTATTTTTAGTTCTACTTCTCCTATACGTATACATTTTCCAAACCATGTATCTTCTACAAAAGGAATATTTTCATATAATGAGAATATCAAGTTTGGACGAAATCTCCTATAGTTCACATCTTGTCCCCACATAGTGCTCATTTCTTGTAATGACGTATCAGTCACAATTAATATATGTTCTTCTTCAATTGCACCTAGAGGTACTTGCTGGGGTGAGTATTGTATATCTTTAATTTTACGATCTGATTTTTGTTCTAATTCTGTAAGTAACTCTTGATCTCCCCACTTGTATATTTTTCCTTCAGGAGAAACGATTTTGATTGGTGGATATGTATCCAAAGATTCTTCTCCTATAAAACTCGCCGTATAACCAATCATTTCAGGAAGTTGTGTTGCGGTTAAATACTTTCCTGGTCTTGTTTCATCTAAAAAAGCATGGCTTCTATCTCCATATAAACCATAGGATGCAATGTAAGTTTGTTGAACATTTTCTCCGCGAAATGATTTTATTGGATGTCTTACAATTTCTTTTAGTTCTCCAATTATCATATCCCTACTCCTTTTTTATCTAATTTTATACTTTAATTATATAATTAATTGGAAGTAGTTACCTTATGAATATCGTATACATGCTTGGCTAACATAACGTCTCATTATCGGCAGCAAGGAAAAGGGAGGAAACCGTACTCTCACCAAGGAACCTGCTTTTTTGTTCTATGGATCTATGCATTTTTTTATACATTCCTATCCTAGCGCGGTTTTAGGGTTCTTGTTTGTTACTAGAACTGTATAAAATCTTGCATACTCTTAACATGAGTTTTTTCCAAAATGCTGCAATACCCCTATATTTAAAAATATATAAGCAGTGATTAGATTTTAAACCTAGTCATTGCTTTATCCATTGCATCTTGGTTTACACCTATATAACGTAACGTGACCTTCTCTGACGAGTGATTGAATATCTCCATAAGTAATGCTATGTTTTTTGTTTGCATGTACATGTGATACCCGTATGTTTTTCTTAACGTATGTGTTCCTATTTCATCTAACCCGAACTCTGCCGCTGCTCCGCTTAATATCTTATATGCCATGCTACGACCAATTGGACGATTCTTACCTTGTCTGCTTTGTAATAAATACTCATTGTCTTCTCTTTCTATAATAAACCATTTAAGTTCTCTTTTCAGTGCTGCAGTAATTTGTATTCGTTTCTGTTTCCCTGTTTTCTTTTCCCGCATAGATATATGACTACTTTTAACATCCCCTACTTTCAATTTTAAAATATCTGAGATTCTGAGGCCTGTATTAATACCCATAATGAAGAGAATGTAATTACGTAAGCTCTTTTCCTTAAAATACTCTTTTAACTGCTGTATTTGCTCTGGATCACGTATTGGTTGAACAAAATTCATTATTCATTACCTCCAGTTTCTTCTGCCTCATATACTTCTAATCTAAGAGCAAAAGCTAATTTATAAAAAGCATTAGATTTATTTCGTCTATACGTACGCTCACTCATACCAATTTCGTTATAAACCATGTAATCAAAAACCTCTTCATCTTCTAAATATCGTTTTACAATAATATCCCTTTGGTTTTTACTAAAACGACTTAATGCCTTATCAATTTGAAAAGATAAACGTTGTAGCTTCACTTCCCTTTCACTCATAGCAACATTTGCTAGAGCGGTATCTTCAGCTGGATTCCCTACTATATTTGTTGGACCGTGATATCTTACCTCGCTAGATGCTGTAACCTTCATCTCATGTCTAATCATCCCAAATTGTCTATAAATACGAACATTTTCAAGAATCTCTTCTAAACGAGCCTGAGTTGCTTTGCGATCAATTTTAGGTAAGAAAGTTAATTGCGTCATATATAAAAACACTCCTTATATATTTTGTTAATAAAAACAAAAAAGCGGACACCAAACTACAGAGCAGTATCAATAATGCTCTTATAGTTCGATGTCCGCTGGTTCTTCCAGTAGGACTAAATGTGTAATTTGGATTATTATATCATTTTCTCATATTTTAGTAACCTTTTATTAGAAAAGGATTATTTTGTTCAAATCTAACTTAAACTTTAGTTAATAAATGTAATTACCTTGTAAAAAACTTAACTACATTAACATCTCATACCGATAGTTATTACGTTATAATATACGTAAATTCGTCTATGCACGAATACCCTATGACTTGCTAGGAGAAATCCTAGCCTTTTTCTTTGCAAAAGACCTTCTACTTCTGAATAAAACCCAATATTCCGTCAATAATATAGACAACCCATTTCAAACCACATTCCATGGTTGGAGCAGTTAGCTTTTGCTAGCTGCTCTTTTATTTCGTTCCTGCTCTTGCTTCTTAAAGAATTCTTTAACTGCGTTTTCCCAATAAGTGCACATTATCCATTCCTCCACGAATAAATTTCTAAATCTTGTCCATACTATAAATACACTTGAGTTCTGAACTTCCTTCTTAATGCTTTTCTGGAGAGCAGTTAGCTTTTGCTAGCTGCTCTTTTTACGTTTTAAGTGAATAAAATTCTAAACATTGTCTAACACTGTAGACAAGACTTTAAAAAGTCGATTTCTCCCACTCCAGCTTTCTTGGTCGAGAGCCGAGCGGTTAGCAAAAGCTAACTGCTCTTTTTTTAATTGAAGGTTTTCTATAACATAATTTATCTGTTTTATGATTAAACTTTCATGATTCTATCTATACTAAACTTGGGCTTTATAGCTCAAATAATCTTTCATTCACTTGGCGGACAGTTTATTTAATAAATTGTCTGCCTAAGCCATTTAATAATTCTGCTTTATATTAAAATGAAATTTTTGTTTAGTTTTCTTTCATTTCCGAATAATATTTCCAACCCCGTTCATACTATTTTTGTAACTTAAAGTTACAAATTATTTCTGTAAGCGCAGCATTTCTTTTGTACAACGAGCAGTTAGTTTTATTAACTAGCTGCTTTGTTGTGCAAAATGAAGTATTTATATAAAGTTTTCTCAACATTTATGTGCTGGAAGTTTATTTCCTTTTATGGTAACGTATTGGTAATCCCATAAAGTTCTATCGTTCCATTAAAAGGACCCGCACCCCTAATCGGGTCCTTTTTAATGTTTTCTACTAAAATAGCATTTTTATTAAAAAACTTTTCACCTTTAAACCGGACAAGCATATGTTATTGTATGGAAGCTTTCCATTCATAATATTCTACCTTTCTTATTTAAGAGCACGCTTATATGTGTGCTCTTTTTTATTTAATTTAAAATAACGATTTGGTTTAAATTACTTGTCTTTGTATTCCATCTCTACAGAATCAGCTAATTCAATTTTCTTCTGCACTTCTTCTTCCAAATAGTGAAATACCGCTTCTTCTCCACCTTGTTCTCTAACATAGGAAACCCAATTTTTCTGCGAATCATCTAATTCAAGTTTTATCGTTGCTTTAACAATCATTGTGATTTCACTCCGATCCATAAAATAAAGAATTTATTTTGTTTCTACACATGTACAATCGTGTAACCACTCGTCACACTTATTACAAACACAATCTCATTTCTCTATTTCCTCTTCACACTTAGCGCAATAATCTATAACTTCATAGACCATGTTGATTCCTCCGTTTCAAATAAGTATTAAGCATATTTAGTTAAAACACTCATATACTCTTATAGGTGTTGTCATTGGCGTCATGGAGTGCTCTGTTCAAGCACTCCTATTTTTTCGTTTGCAAAATAAGAATTTTGTTCAGTTTCACTCTAAAAGTAAAATTTTCATTTTTTCATTCAACCAAGTTCATAACATATTCTTTTCCCCCGATAAAGTAATGATTAGGTGTCCCATGCACATTTTATCCACTGGAAATAATACCTTTCACGTACTTACGTATTAGAAACTTCATTTCTGCTCCTTCTGCAATAGCAATTTTGTTCACTTTTTTGATACATTTATGAAACATTCACATGTTATCTTCAATATGTTCTATTCTTTTTGAAAAACCATGTGAGAATACCAAAACAAAAAGCTCTAGAGCCCTAACTCTAGGGCTTCTTGTTTTCAAATAAGGATTTTGTTAAATATTCAATTGAACCTTTTAACACTCTCCTTATTACTAGACCACAAGATATTCAGAAACCTTATAAAATTGTAATATTAATGTAAGGTTTCTCAATATGAACCAATGTATTTATGTAGTAAACTATTTATCGGCAATACATATAAAAGGAGAAACATTTATGACTTTTGAAGACAATCGTAAATTAGGCATTCAACAAGGGTGTATAGTAATAACAGATCAATCGCAATATCTTGTTGTTAAAAAGAATGAAAATTATTCTTTATTAAGCATTGCAACTGCGGAATGCATAAACTTTGAAGTTTCACTTGAACATCTTGAAGAAATGGTCCAAGTAGATTTAAAAGAAAAAATTCAAGATATCATTCCACCAGAGAATATTAAGATCGTAGCTCAAAACAGAATATAAAATGTATTTTCTATGAGCACTTTCGGTAGTGTCCTTGTTTCATGAACAGTTTCAAATAACGCTTTTGTTTAATTTAATACGTGTTCTTTTCGATGCAGTATTCTGTTACAATTAATTTTTATGTTATAATTACCTACAGCATATATATTAATAAGCACAACAAATCTCATACATATAGGAGGACCCTAATGATCCTAACTCAAGAAAAGAACATAAAATTAATTATGCATTTTCTTACCGTATTATCTTTTTTTATTCTTATTTTCTTTAGTGTCACAATTTTTTATATACCATTGATTTTTTATTTCTTATGCAAATCACAGGACATTCGAAAAAATATTCTTGAAGCTGTTTTTTTCCAGCTATTCATTTGGATAATTACAATGATTTGGAATCTATTCGTAATAAGAATCTTAATGTTATCTTTATCTAATTTAGACTTAGCTTCAAACAACGCTTTGATTATTTTCGGAATAGCTCCTTTATATCTAATACTGCTTCTTTTGTTAATTTTTGGACCTATAAAAGGAATTTTATATGTGCTACAAGAAAAAGACTTTCATTATCCTATTATTTCTAAATGGATTAAAAAATAAAAATACATGTAGAAGAATTCAGAGTTTTACTGAATTCTTTTTTTATGGATCTTTCAAAGTCTTTTACATATTCCTCCGTTCCTTCTTTTTAATAAAATTCAAATTTGATTATAATAACTGTGTTTTTCGTTCTTCCATACGAATTACTTTTCCGCTTTGATATATAAATGATTGTTCACCAAATCCACCTTGAGGTGGTTCTATTAGTTGCACCTGACCATTTTTAACAATATATATTCCATTTGTTTTCAAATCTATTTCAGCTGTCATTTCAACAAGATTTTCTTTTCTAATTCCCACCAAAATCACTCCCATATGTTATAATTACTTTGTCGGAGTGAGTTGAGAGTGATCTCAGCTTTTTTTATTTGTCTACAAATATTGCACAACATTTTCTGGAACAAATGATTGTTCAAGCGATAAATGGAGCCGTATTGGAATCGGCTTTTTTTCATCTCTTGCTCGCTTACACATTTCTTCTGCCTCTTCCCATACAAATTGTTTATCCTCCGCTCGTTTATAACGCCAAATCCCAATCGTATAATCCTCAAATAACTCATACCGCTCATCAGGTGCTGTCGTTGGTTTTAATTCATCAATTGCTTTAGCTTGACGTGGTATTTGCACAACCACATCTGCATACCGTAATTTTGAATTTAAACGTTGAATATGAGCTTTCTTAGGATCAAATGATACAACTGGTTCCACATCAAAAATTGTTAGTTGCTTTGGCATTATTTTTCCCCTCCAATACCCGCAAGCTTGCAAGTAAGATTCCTTCAAGCTGCGTTAACGTTAGTTGATCTAATGTTTGTCCGTTAATTTCAGTTAATCCTAATCCCAATAGTTTACGAATGATTATTAGTTTTCTACGTTCTACTTCCTGACGTAACAACATGATTAAGCCTCCTGTTGATGGATGAACTTTCTCTCTAAATTTACAAACTTACTAAATTCTTTAATAAATGCTAGTTCAACAACACCAACTGGACCGTTCCTCTGTTTCGCTAAAATAATTTCTGTTATGTTTTTATTTTCTGTCTCGCGGTCATAGTAATCTTCACGGTATAAGAATGCTATTAAATCCGCATCTTGCTCAATTTGACCATTCTCACGTAAATCTGATAGCAACGGCCTCTTATCTTGCCTACTTTCTACAGCACGGCTTAACTGTGATAATGCAACTACACATACATTTAATTCTCTTGCCATCAGTTTTAACTTACGACTAATCTCACCTATTTCTTGCATGCGGTTCCCTCTATGCTTTGGATCCCCTACAATAAGCTGCAAATAATCAATTGCAATTAAAATCTTTTTATCAGGGTACTTACGCTTTAACTTCCTAGCCTTTGCATAAATCTCTTGCATCGTGACATTTGCTTTATCGTAAATTTCTAATGGCAAATCATTAATTAATCCCATTGCTTGACTAATCTTTTCCCAATCCTTTAAATTACATAGTTTCTTAGGGTTCTTTAATTTCGTAGCATCTATATTTCCAGTACTCGAAATCATACGTTTAAGTAACTGCTCCTCCCCCATCTCGAGCGAGAAGATTCCTGTTGCTGTATGAGCACTTGCTGCATGAAAAGCAACGTTTAATACAAATGCTGTTTTCCCCATTGAAGGTCGGGCCCCAACAATGATTAAATCACCTTCTTGTAACCCTGCTGTCATTCTGTTCAAGTCGTCATAACCAGTTGGTATACCGGTTAAATCTCCTACATCAATTTGCATTTTTTTATACAGATCAACCAGCGTATCTTTCAAGTTAAATTCATCTGAGTAACCCGTTTCTTCAATGGCGCTTAATTCATCAATTGATGTACTAATAGCACTCATGTCCCTATCTTGCTGAAGACGGTTATATAAGTTACCAGCAACCTCTTGAGCATGTCTCATCTTCCAAGCTTCAATTACTAAACCTTCATGATACGAGAAATTTTTAGTAGTCGTAACAACTTCTGTTAGGTTTACAAAGAATTCGATTCCGCCAATTTGATGCATAAAGCTTTCATCGAATTTTCCAATGAGAGCAACAAGATCTATGGGAACCTCAGCATCCTCTAATTCTCTCATTGCCTTGAAAATCACTTGGTGCGTTGGTAAAGAAAACTGTTTTACCTTTAGCTGACAATCTTTAATTAAATCACCTTCTTGGATTATGCTACCTAAAACACTTTGTTCAGCTTCAACATTACGAATCATATCGTTACTCATTTGGCCAACCACGCATTCTGTTGGTTAAGTACTGCAAGTTCTTCTTCCGTTGGAATGTTCTGCTCCCATGCTTGTTGCTGCTGTATTACGTTTTTAGTAGTTTCCGATAAGCCTTTTTGTTGATAAGGTGCTTGTGTCTGTTGCTGTGCTTTTGTTAATCGCTGAGCACGAAATGCTTTATCAGCTGCCTCAACATCAGTTACTGTTTTAAATCCTTTAAGATGCCAATCTCTTAAAATCGTATTTACGTAAGACATGTTTCTCGTATTTTTCTCTAAAGCAATCTCCATAGCCTTAATAACTAGCTCTGCATTTAAATCATCTATCCAAGCATAAATACCATCTGCGATAAAAGGTGTAATGAATCCGAAGTTTTGCTCGTAAAAAGAAATTGGATTAACCTCAACAACTTCTTCCGCGCCTGCGCGTTCTTCTTGTTGTTGTTCTTTTTCTTCTTCTTTTTCTTTTTCTTCTTCCTTGCTAGGGTCTTGGAAGCCCCTTATAAGCCCCTCCAAACGGACTGATAAATACTCCTTAATACGAGGGATTTTAAAATCTTGTTCTCGTTCTAATTGCAAGCAAGTTTCATAGAAATCAACTAAAAAATCCTGGTCCTTTACAGATTGAATTTCTTTTAAAACACACTTTTCAATGTTTACATTTTTAATTGGATTGAATTTCAACCAGTTGATTAAGAACAACTCTTTTGTTTTTTGGTTGTAATTAATTTTTCCGTACTCAGCAAAACGTTCTAATAGCTTCATAACAGTTTCACGGTTATATCCTGTATCAGTTTCAATGATACGAAGTGGAAGCTCATAGATTCCTGATTGGGACGTCTTACTGTTTGTCATCAAATATAAGTAGAAATACTTCTCCTCCGGTGTAAGATCTAAAACAAATGAATCCTGCCAAAATGAAACATGTACTGGTCTATAAACTGCCATATTATTCATCCTCCCGTTTACATATCGCGAATCCGTCCTCTACACGTAATAAGCGATAATTCTTGTATCCTATTTTGAGATATTGTTTTACTAAGTAAATTAGGTGTTGCTCTGATGTTGCTTTTTGAAACACTTCAGGATTCAGCAACACTCTATGTAATGATTTGTCTAAAATCATGCCGCACACTCCGTTGTTATACGAATGCTAATTTGATATAATTAATCCTAAGATCTTTTGCAAGGCCATTTTTCTATCACTCTACCAAGTGATAGAATTTTTTTATTTTCTACGTGTTACCAATGAAGCGTTAACTCCTTTTGCTCTTAGATCTTTAATCACTACACGATAACTCATCGATGTCTCATGTTCCTCTTTTGTATCACGAAGCATTTTAAATTCCCTTATACATCGCTCCAGCTCTTCTTCCCAGTGATTTGATTCTTCGGTTGATTCTGAACATATTATGAATACACTCACTCATACAGTTACGAAGTTTATTCGCAAATGAAAAATCCCCAGGAAGAACTAGATCATGAAGACGATTGTTTTTATCGTTCATGAATTACCTCTCCTTTCTAATTTAGTTGATGCTGTTCTTATCGAGTTTCATAAAATATCCAAAAATCTATTATTTCGGTATAATCTTCCTTAAAAGGAGGTTTAACCGATGAAACTAAATCACGATTGTGTAAGAGATCTTCTTCTTGAATTAGAAGAAAAACTTACTATCAATGAACATTTTCTATTACCACATTTCAATAATCTAAATACCGTTTCAAAACACGGATTTGATGACACCTACTATAGTTTTTTAAAATTGCTGGAAGCTAACTATTTAAACGGAAACTATAAGTATGCTAGTGATGAATTGATTCATTTATCAATTTCTTCTATATCTTGGGACGGTCATCAATTTTTAGATACTATTCGTGACAATGAAATATGGTCAAAAACGAAAAAAGCTGTAGGATCATTATCAAGCGCATCAATTTCCATAATGTCCTCATTAGCAACTAGTTATTTAAAACAGAAATTTGGATTAAAGTAACGAGTTAGTAATTAGCCTTTTGTATTAAATTCATCTATGAATTTATTAAATGCACTCAAAAACTGCGTGAATTTATCTGGAGAGTAGTCATTGCTTTCAAACACTAAGCCCAATGTTAAATGACTCTCTCCTTTTCCTTTTGAATTCCCAATATCAAAAGATGTTGGGTTTTTAATCTCATAATTTGCAATCGAGATATGTACAAATCTTTGTTTGCTTACTTCCGGAACATGATACTCCAATTAATTCACCCCTTTTCTTTTTTCATTGATGCTGTACGCATCGTTACAACCAGAAAGAAACATTGTAGAGGTATGGGAGGAAAAATCCCTTTCTGGTCATAACGACAAGCACAGTGGCTTGTCCAAATGATTTATATAATGTTATAATTGCTTTACGATATTTTTCAGAGCTACTGTTGTCTAGGCGGTAGCTTTTTTATTTGCCCATTTATGTTTCAAAATGAATGACGCTTCGATAATCTTGATTCGAATCCCCAACAATTTCTTCTCTTGCTTTAATTCAACTGTTTTTGAATCTTCATTAAGTAATTCTGCTATTTTAATTTCACCAGTTAATTTTGCATCATATCGAATTAATTCCTTGTATTCTCTTAGACTCGGTTTCTTATAATCTACTGTCATTTTCCTTCCTCCTTTACAGCACCTTTGTTAAATTCATTAAGCTATCCACCGATTGAATTATAACGTTCTCCGCCATAGCCTTTTGCAACCAACTTCTTTGTATTTGTTCCATAATGCCAAAATGAACTTGCTCAAGAGCTTGTACTACACATTGAGTAGCTTGGATTGTATCGAAGATTTCTTTTGCATGAACTGCGTATTCATGTTTCTTTTTTTCATCATGCTTCCATGATCTTGTTGTAACTTGTAAGTTCATGATTTCTTTAGCTGCCGCAATTCCCTCTTCAGCCTGTTTAATGTAGTTCATCAATTGTAGATTTACATCTTGAGTTAAACGTGGATCTGTAGGTGGTAACCCAACACCATAAATATGTTTGATTGCTTGTTGATTCAACTTTGCTCCTGTTGCATGGCACCAATCCATCGCAAGTTCAAATTCTGGTTTAGAAAGTCCAGATTCAATACGGGTTAATCGTTCATGTGTAATACCAAGGTACTTAGATAACCCCTTCTTTGTTTTCAGCTGAACATTGTCACAACATTCTCTAGCATTCTGTAGTAATTCTCCTATTGCTGAATTGCAGTATATGCTTGTTCCCATATCTGTTCGCCTCCATATTTAGTTTTCAAATAGTTACAATGAACTTAGTACATATGTAACTTGTCTACTTTTCGTATAAAAAGAGAGGAATTATTCCTCAACGTTTTCTTTTACTTGTATTTCTTTGATGATGGCCCAACCAGCCTTGTAATATGCTTGACGGATTTTATCAATATCCTTTTGTGATTTTGGCTCAGGAGCCACAACATGGACTTTCGTTTTTCCAAATTCATAAGTCGCCGCATATTCTTCTTGTTGGCTCATGGTGTCACCTCTTGAAGTGCTTTTTATATGTTTATGCGACGGTTCTGTTGGTACTGCCATGTTAGTTGATGGCATTTTCTCACCTACTTTCTATCTATTTGTATAAGATTCTTGTACTTTTGTACATCAAATTAAATCCTGTACATCATGACCAAGAATAGCAGCTAATCTAATAGCCTTTTCAAGATTTGGATTACTATAACCATTTTCCCAATTACTTATTGTAGATTTTGTAACTTGCATTCTATTTGCAAGATCTTGTTGTGTTAACTTACTTTTTTTTCTAGCTCTAATTAATTTGATATTTTTGTTCACTGTCTCGCTCCTTGTATAAGTATTTTGTACTTTTATTATAAGTATAAGATTCTTGTACGTCAATACAATTGTACAATTATCTTGTACAAAGTTTTACAATCAATCTATATAAGGTACAATATCTTTGTACTTTTTTATTAACGGGAGGTGCTAAAAATGTTGAGACAAAGACTAAAAGAGACACGTAAAACGCGTAAACTCACTCAGCAAGAATTAGCCGATAAAGTAAATACCACTAAAGGCACCATTAGTAACTATGAGAATGGTCATAGCACTCCCTCGAACGAAATGCTAAAAGATTTAGCGAATGTTTTAGGAGTAACCACAGATTATTTGTTAGGAAGAGAAGATGAATCAAGAGTATCCAATATGGTTCCTGATTTAAACAAGAAAGATACTCGTGATATCGCTCGTGACTTAGAAAAAACTTTAAAAGACTTAGAAAATAGCGAAGATGCTTTAATGTTTGATGGAGAACCAATAGACGAACATACAAAAGAAATGATTCGTATTTCTCTAGAGAACTCTATGCGCATGGCAAAGCAATTGGCAAAACAAAAATTCACTCCAAACAAGTATAAAAAAGATTGA